TGCTCTTGGTGGTGTTGGTGATTGGTATGGTGGAACTGCAAACCCTACTTACACTGTTGAGAACTCTTCAGATGGTTCAGTTAAGGCTAAAGGTCTTTTCGAGATGAAGCAGTCTTACATGAATACTGGATTCAATGGCGCACCTATAATTGTTGGTGGTGCTGGAGCATTACAGCGTGTGTGGATGAATGATTCTCGTTATTTCGGTCAAGGTGCTAATGGTATCAACTTTGCTACTGTTCGTGATAACACAGGCATTGCTGATTTCTATTTTGATACCAACATTGCTGGCAACATGACTAACAATGATAGTGCAATTGTGTTTGCCCCTGGTTCACTTCTTTACTTGCCATACCTTCAGTATGTTGGTAATTATGGTAGAATTGGAACAATGGAGAGATTCACAATGCCAATCCCAGGATTGCCTTCTGTACGGACAGACGTCCGGGTTCTCCCGGATTCTTGTGATGAGAGTTACGCAATTTGGATGGAGTGCTTTTTTGATTTGTACTCTGCTCCTACTGCTATGTTCCCTGCCGGTGATGCTAACGAGGGAGTAAACGGTGTGTTTAAGGCTGAGTTTGTTGCTGCTTAATCCTAAAACTGCTGCTTAATCCTAATCTTTAGGAAAAGAAAGAGGGAGGCCAAAAGCCTCCCTTTTTTGTTGAAAAACTGTTCAAACTAACCAAAATAACACTATCGAATACTAAGGCTTAAATTCTCTTTAAGTTGCGCCCCTGGCACAAACTCACCATCCTTAATGGCTTTACTTATCTCAGACTTCCAAGGCTCTTTCTTAATTAGCCAATAAGCTGGAGGTAGATTGCCTTCTTCAAGAATCTCCACAGAAACGCTTTTGCGAGTGCTTAACTTAGCAAGTGGGGTTTCATACCTCCGGACACCTTTGCTGTCCTCCTGCCCGAATAACATAAGTGCAGCAAGTAGTGTCTCTTTAAGTCTGTCCACTGTCTTGTCCTTGCTCTTCTTAATAGCCTGAATCCTCTTGATCTCATCAGCAGCTTGCTCAGACTCAGACTCAAGCTTGAGGATAAACTTAGCATAAGCTTCAGCCTTGTGCTGGAAGTTATCTCTGCGGATTGCTAACTCTTCGAGAAGTTCATCTGTAACTTCTCCACCATTCTCCTCCATCAAGCTGATGAAGGAGAGTTCTTCTTGGGTTAATTGCCAAAGTGATGCCATGACTTAAAAAGGTAATTCGTCAAATGAATCTTGAATGCTCACAGGTTGTGCCACAGGTGTCACTTGTGCCACAGGCTTAGGCTGAAGCAACTGCTGAAACTCCTTAGAGCCTCTGACCATCTCCTTAAGGAACTCCGGCATAGTGTCGAATTTAGCTTGGTTATATTCAGCCACACTAAACTCAAAAGATGGATTAACCTGAGGAGGGCATTCCATGCCTTTCATCACCGGACTTATAGAAGCTATGCGTTCATAACTCTTCTCAGGATTAGACTTAGAAGCCTGATGAAAGATGCTGATCATGCAAGGCTTCCCAAGAAGCTTGGTGACATCAAATTCCTTTGCCTCTTCTTCTGTGAATGCTTTGCCTCTCCAGCCTGTGAGTAATGCTCTGAGAGTTGATTTCTCATTCATGCTTAGTGTGACCTCCTTTGAGATGACACAAGGCTGCTCGCCTTTGTCGGCATTGAAGCAGCGGAGTTCTGTGGGTAATTCCCAAGTTATGCGGACAAGATTTGTCCACTTCTCTTCACCAAGGTAGGACTGCTTTACAGTACCTAAGTGAACCATTGAATAGCACCGAGCTAAGTAAGTGCCTGCTGGGATAAGTTCTCTCTGAGAGCTTTCTCCGGATGATTTTGCGATAATTGCCATGTTTGGTTTGTTTATAAAAATTAAAAGGATGTGAGTGCCATTGCGCCTATGAGGAAGGCAAAGAATCTTAGAAGGTGATAAAGATTCTCTTTGAAGGGAGTTTCAGGAAGTTGCATGATGGTAAGGAGAAAAATGGGAGGTGTTATTTGCAAGTTGAATAACCCATTAAATTGCAATAAGCCTGTATTGTAGGCACATTGTGACTATTAGCAATTCGATAATATTTAATCACCTCCAAGGCTTTACGATAAAATTCTTTAGGAGATTCTTCAGTTTTGCGATTAATAGCTGAATTGTGATAAGCTACTTGTTTGCAATTATTAATCCATTGATCAGTTGTCATTTTTTTGTTTGGTTATGTTTGAACTTGTGCTGCTCCGTTGCAGTGATACAAATGTAATACTTGTTTTTTTATCTGCAAATATATCTGCAAAAATAATCTAAGTTTTTTTTCTGTAGATCCTCCCATACTTCAGAAGGGCATAATTCTGCTTACTATCTACAATCATCATCTTGCCATCCAGGTCTTCTAAATGTAACCTGTGCCACACCTTTTGGAAGTGATCCACTGTTATCCCATACTTCTCCTTATAGGCATCGTAGGTCAGTCTGTCCTTCTTGGGCCTTGTGCCTTTGATAGATAAAATCTCCTTGACCATTGCCTTGTTATAGTCATTCACAAGCACCCAAGGCTTTTGAAAGCCATTCATCTCAATGAGAGCAAAGGCAGACTTGTATCTGCTGAATCTATGTTGAGGTATGTTGAACTTCCGGCAGAAGTCACTCATTTTTAAAGATATCATTTTTTAATTCTAATTGGCTTAGGTTTGCAAATGTAATTGCAAGAAATTTATGGCAGGGTTCTATTTTGAATTATTACACAACAAACCACTGATTGACCTATCCGGACCATTCAAGAAATATATTGGCAAGGAGGATGATTTTCAGAAGTCTGTTGCCAAGTATTTGGACAATCTTCAGGCTACCTGGTTTCATTGTCCGAATGGAGGCAGTAGGAATGCCATAGAGGCTACGAAGCTGAAGGCAATGGGAACTAAGCCAGGAGTGCCTGACTGTCTAATTCTTGATCAATTAAAAGGCTTCTCCGGTTTAGCCATAGAGTTAAAGGTTGGTTACAATAAGCCATCAGAGCAGCAATTGGCTTTTCTTGATAAATTAGTGGCGCAGAATTGGCTTGTGCTTGTTAGTTGGTCACTTGATGAGGTCATCACTGTCTTAGATTGGTATTTTAACATAAATCAAAATGAAAATAAATCAGAAAGGCTTTTGGGAAAATAAGACCTCAGAAGGCCACCATCATGATCAAAGGCTTGCAAGGGCTATTCTTGCAATGCTCAAGAAAGAAGAGTTAAAAACTCTTGTGGATTTTGGCTGTGGAATGGGTTATTATCCTGAGTTGTTTAGGCTTGCTGGAATCTATTGCCAAGCTTATGATGGAAATCCTAACACCTATGCACTAACATTAGGTACAGGTAGAACTCAAGACCTATCTGTTGAGTTTGATCTTGGTGAGAAGTTTGATTGTGTCTTGTCGCTTGAAGTTGGTGAGCATATTCCGGCAGAATTTGAGAGCATCTACCTTGACAATGTTGCCAAGCATGCTAAAGGTTTAATTATTCTTTCTTGGGCAGTTCCTGGGCAAGATGGTGATGGTCATGTCAATTGCCAAACCAATGAATACATTATTGACCAAATGCATCTAAGAGCATACACACTTGATGAAATAGCCACTAAAGCACTCCGCAATTCAGCAAGCCTATGGTGGTTTAAAAATACCATCATGGTTTTCAGATAATTTATTTTGATTGTTGGCTGATTTGGTTTTTTATTTGCAAAAAAATAAATCAAACATGAGCCAAGAACTAATTGACAAGCTTGCTGAATGTAAGCGCATCTCCGACAATCACCGGAGAGCAAGGGATTATCACAAGGAGCAGACTGCCAAGGTCAAGCAATTGAATGAGGACAATCTGCTTAAGTTGAACAATTCTAACCAAGATTACCTGAAGCTTCAGAAAGAGTATTACTACTGGAGATCAGTAACCTTTGCCATCACTATTTTTGCCTTAGCCATGACTGTCTTATTCTTTCACTGCCTCAGGAAATGAAAAACGACTTTAGCAAATTCACATGCTTCGTTCGGGGCATCATTGAAACAGGATTTGTAATTAAGCATTCTGATAAGGCTTTAAGGCATGATGTGAAGCTTCACTTCAATAGGCTTCTTCATCACTCGGTTGAGTTTGAGAAGTTTCTGCACCAGCAACTTGGCACAGACATGGCAGAGGCTGAGGATACAATCAACAGCTCAATCATTGGCCTTGTGTGGCAGATATTTGACATGGAAGAAGATGAGGTTAATAAGTTCATTGAGTACATCAATAATTTTGATGAGCATTTGAAAAAAGAAGCTTAGATTTGCAAAGGCTTAGGCCACTGGATTACGAACCCAGTTATAAATAAAGAGTTATGAAGAAATTAAAAGCCCTATTCGGTCAGTACCTGTCAGCCTTACTCTTGGCTGTTCGTAGCAGGGAAAGCCGGATGGGGTTTTTGTTTTATGGAAAAAAGTTATAAAGTTCCTTTTGCTTATGATGCAGAAGGCAATATGGTTGATTATATATCAGCCATAAAAGGTGTTCACTATAAATGTGAATGTGGCAAAAAAGTTGCCTTAAGAGGTGGTGATAAGATTAGTCCTCATTTGTATCATGTTGAACCTACTGAATGCAATGGCGAATCATTGATTCATAAGGCTTACAAAAATGCATTTGAAATAGTTAAGTCAATAAAATTACCTTATGTTGTTAATGGTTCAGATTTATTAGATTTTGACACAATTGAAATTGAAAAAAGGTTTGGAGATATTATTCCTGATGCAATCGGTTACATTGGGGATGTACCTTATTTTATTGAGTTTGCTCATACATCATTTATAAAGGAGAGGAAGCTTAATAAAATTAAACAAGCAAATGTTTTTTGTCTTGAAGTTTCAATATGCACATCATACGATAGATTAGACCAAATTAAACACCATATTAAAAAACTAACTACCTACAAGGAGATTGTACATGTTCCTGAATATAAGGAAATGATTGAACTTAGAGAGAAGTTTAGATGTGAATGGAGGCAATTAAAAATAATAAATAACCAATTAGAATTTGAAAATAAAAATCTAAAGGCAAAAATCGATGAAATCAATAGTTCTCTATCAGATTTTAGAGGTGAGACAATTTATGCACTTGATAGATGTGGTGAAAAATTAAGGACTTTAATTTATAAAAGACCATGAATGGGTATCAACTAACCAGGCAATGGTTTGAATGGAGATATAATAATCCAGGCAAGCTTTCTGCTGGACATGCAGAACTTTATTTTTACATAGTTGATCGGTGGAATTATTTTGGTCAAAAGGCTGAGTTTGGTCTACCAAGATTGCACACAATGGAGGTGCTTTCAATAGGCAGTAGAAATACTTACAAGAAAATTTTTGGTGACTTGATTGAACATGGATTTATCAAATTAATTCGTGAATCCTGTAATCAATACCATCATTCATCCATAATTGCCTTATCAAAATTTGAGCAAGCACCTGACACACCGCTTGACACACCAACTGAGCAAGCAACTGATCAACCGCTTGACCCAATAGATAAACTAAAGAATAATAGAACTAAAGAACTTAAGAAAGCAAAAAGTGAGTTTATTGCTCCATCTTTTGAAGAAGTTAAAGCCTTCTTTATTGAGCATAATGAATCACTTGATTTTCTTGATAAATGTTTTTACTATTACTCGGATGCCAACTGGACTAACCGTGATGGAAAAAAAGTTAAGGATTGGAAACGCACTATAAAAACTAACTGGTTCGGTAAAAACAATAATAAGCCAACCACATTTATTCCGGCCGAAAGTAGGCCAATCAGAGTTCATGAATCCTACCAAACAAACCTATGAATTTTACAAACGAAGAATTAGAAAGGCAAGTCCTTTCAGCTATGATGATCTATGATGAGGAGAGGCTTACTGCCTTCTCAATCATCCCAAGTGTAGATGTCTTTCAGAATGACAAGCACAAGACAATTGCCAAAGCTATCCAAGCTCAGCAAGATGCTGGTGAGCCTGTAAACCTTGAGACAGTTGTACTAACCTTAAAAAAGTCTGCTTTGCTCAATGAAGCCGGAGGCATTAAATACATCACCTCGGTTTTTACAAGCCTAAAGAATCCTGGGCATACTGAAATTCATTGCCGAATGCTTGTTGAGCAATTTATGAGGGCCAAGTTCCTTTACATTGCCACCGAGATGCTAACTAAGGCTAACTCTGACTCAGGTGATATATTTGAACTAATTACTGAAATGCAGGGCAAGACAGATGGCTTGCTCACATCAACAGTAAACAAGTCAGATGATAACTTTCAAACTCAACTGGATATTTCAGCAGAGATGTGGTTCAATAAAGCCGCTGGAACTATTGCAGGCTATCCAACTGGCATCTCTTCACTTGATAAGCTTTGCGGAGGCTTGACAAACTCAGAATTGACTGTTGTTGGTGCAAGACCAGGGCAGGGAAAGACTGCTCTTGTGGTAAGCCTCATTAGAAACTTAGTTAAGCAAGGCATAGGATGTGGCATGTTTAGCCTTGAAATGAACAAGCACGAACTTGCCCAAAGATTAGCAAGCCAAGAATCTCAGGTTTATGCTTTTAAGATTAAGCAAGGAGACATGAATGCTCTTGATACTGATGCCTTAAAAAGTGCAGTCAGCAGGATGAAGGAATGGAATATCAAGATTTGCGATGAAGGCTACATGAACATGAGGAAAATCAGGACTAAGGCAACCATGTGGAAAAACAAGTATGACATCAAGGTAATCTTTGTTGATTATATTGGTCTAATTGAGTCTGTAAATCCTAAAGAGACTAACAGAGTCAATATTGTTGGCGAAATTTCAAGAGGTCTTAAATTGCTTGCTAAAGAGTTGCAGCTTCCAGTTGTTGCACTTAGCCAGCTTTCAAGAAGAGTTGATGAGAGAGCCGATAAAATGCCATTGATGTCTGATCTTCGTGAGTCCGGTTCAGTGGAGCAGGATGCTGATGTCATTTGGATGATGATGAGGCCAGCATTTTACTTTGACCCAACTGCCACCACTAAAGTTGGCAATCTTGAACTCTCAAACCATGACCTTTGCCTAATAGATCAAGTAAAGATGCGGTCAGGTTCAACCGGAGTGATACCTTTGAAATTTGATGGCCCATTAATGCGACTCAGAAACTATGAATAACATCAACATCAGCCAAGTTCCATGCATGTGGGAAGGCACTGCAACCTATTCTCAAGATTTAATTTATACTGAAGAACCTAAACAGATGACAGTCCAAGACATTAGATTTTTTCTCAATCGCAAGTGCAAGCAGCTTAGGGCTAAACTTGAAAACAACCTGACTCCTGGTTATCAATCAAGATGGCAGAATCAACTTGAACTTTACGAATCAATTCTAAAACACTTACCTTTGTCTTAAACAATTAAAGCTATGCCATTAAAAAAGGGAACAAGTCAAAAAACAATCAGCAAAAACATTTCAATGGAAATGAAAAAAGGCCATCCTCAGAAGCAAGCAATTGCAATGGCTTTGTCATCTGCTGGAAAAAGCAAGAAGACCACTAAAAAGAAAAAATAATCAACCTAAAAACTAAGGGGCATTAGCCCGGTACAAATTATGGCAGCACCTAAAGGAAATCAATGTTGGATGTTAAGGCTGAAACATGGCCTTGATGGGAAGTTTAAGACTCCTGAGGAAATCCTTGAGAACTTTGAACAGTATGTTCAATGGGCTGAGGAGACTCCTCTGATTGAGGTAGATTTTCGTGGCAAGGATGCAACCGAGGTTAGATTGCCTAAAAAAAGACTGCTGACTAAAGAAGGTTTTGCTCTTGCTTGTGGCTTCTCCTGCTGGACTAAGCTTTCAGAGTATAAGACTAAATCAAAAGATTTTGGTAGTGTCTTTACACGCATAGAGCAAGCCATCTACACAAGCAAGCTGGAAGGTGCTGCAAGTGGGCTATTTAATCACAACATCATCGCAAGGGACTTAGGCCTCATGAACCAAGAGCAAGTCACCATGCAGATGACAGAGGTCATCAGACCTACAAGTCCTAAGGAGGCCAAAGCATCAGAGTAACTTGGCAAAGATTGACTTGTCAAGTCCTGACCTTTGGCAGGCTAAGTACCTTGATGCAGTAACTGACCCAAAGACATACAACATCCTTTGGGGCGGGGCTGGAAGTGGCAAGAGTCAGACAATGATTCAGATGTTGTTGGCTGAGATATGCGATCATAGGAACAATGAATTTCAAACTTACTTTGTTATTCGTAAGGTTGCCAGCACTTTGAGGAACTCTGTCTTTGCTGACTTTCAGAACAAGATTACTCAGTGGGGCTTGAACAAGCTTTGCAGAGTTAAGACTGGATATCTTGAAATTCAATCGGGTGGCAACAAGATTATATTTCTTGGCTGTGATGACCCCGAAAAGCTAAAGTCATTAAGCCAGGCCAAATATATTTGGATTGAGGAGGCAACAGAATTAACTCTTGAGGACTTCACTCAGATAACACTAAGACTTCGGGGCAAGTCAGAGCATCCTAAGAGATTCTTCTTGACTTTTAATCCTGTCTCCGACAGTCACTGGATTAAGAAAAGGTTTTTCGATGATGTGCCAGCAAAAGAGGCAAATGAAGTGCTGAGGCTTCATGGCACTTACTTAGATGCCTTAGACTTTCTTGATGATCAATATCCGGTAAGGATGGAGGCACTCAAGGAAGTAAGCCAAACTTACTATGAGGTCTATGCCTTGGGACAATGGGGTATTTGGGATAGAGAAAGCCTCTTTGCCACAAGCTTTGACTTCAGCAAGCATGTGTACCAGGGATACATCAAAGCATCTCCGATTCACAATCTATATCTTGCCTTTGACTTCAATGTGACCAATACCTGCGTGGTGAGCCAATACATCAAGAACTCATCAGAGGGCTTGTTTTATGCAACCATCAATGTCATCAAGGTTTACCGGGTTGGTGATCTTGCTGCTCTTTGCCAAACAATCAAGCAAGAGTTCCCTGATATGACTTACATCATCAACGGTGATGCATCAGGTGCAAGCAGAAATGCCTTTACTCAGGATAATATCTCAGCTTATGCTCTCATCAAAAATTACCTCGGCATTGGTGACATGCAAATCCAAGTGCCAAGGTCAAACCCAAGCCACATAGCAAGCAGGCTGGTCACCATCCTGACTCTTCAGAAGGCCAAGGTGCAGATTAGTGGCAAAAGGTGTGATGAGTTAGTCATTGACCTAAAGGAAGCCAAGGTGAGCAGGCAGGGAAGCCTTGACCCATGGAAGAATAAGAATCCTGACAAGTCACACGCATTAGATGCCTTCCGTTATTTTATTTTCTCTAATTTTGCAGAGATCACTTCTAATTTCAATCTCGAAAAGTATGGCACAATGCTGCAATAATTGTTTCAAGGCCTGTGAGCCTCTCAACAGTTGTCCTGATGCTTTATTGATTCTTGTGCCACCATCTTACCCGGAGGATTCAATCATTATTAACATCAACAAGCCTGGGGTGAATGCTCGCATCAGCCAGCAACTTGACATTGATTACCTTGGGTATATTGAGATTGATTTGGCAGGCTGTCCTGATGGCTTTTTCAATCCTTATGGAGGGCAATATGAGTTAATGTTCATAAATCCCACCAATCAGAAGGTTTATGAGTTCACTGCTGTTGATGGCTTAACTTACTCAAGCATCTGCTTCAGCTTCTCACCAACCTATCGGAATGATGAGGGCATCAATGAGGTAATCCTAAACATATTCAACGATTTAATCCCTGACCCATATTATGTATGATGAACTTATTGCTTCCTGTGGTGGCAAGCGAAGAGGCTGCTGCATTATTGAACTCCCACATGATTCTCAGCCTAGTGACATTGACTCTGATTGCTCTGATCAGTGCAGCTTTTTCCTTGTTCTTGGATTATCTGTTGGACGACCATCCGATTGGGCAGTGGTATCTGTACCAAATTCAGAAGTTGCCAACTTTGTGGGCCAAACCACTTGGTGAATGTCCTTATTGCTCAGGAGCATGGCAGTTCCTGGTTATCTCATGTCTAATCTTTAACCAACCATTTTATTTATGTTCAATTTTCTTAGGCGCAAACCATCTCTTCCTCCTCCTCCTGTCCCTGATTCAGAAACGACTCTTGTCTCTAATCCGGAAAAACCAAGATATCAAGGAGTAGCACCAAAGGACAGATGGGATCAAATAGAATATGCCTTTACTTCAGGAGGTGTCAAATACTTTAAATTTGTATCTGAGGTCAATGTTCCTTTTCAAAGAGCAGTAGCTGCGAGGGATATCTTCACAGAGGAACTTTGGCAAATCAACCCTGACTTCCTGAGAGGCTGGAACAATGGTCTGATTAACCTTCTAATGGACAAGAAGAAGAAGGATGACAAGAAGCTTTATGAGGTAGGGATAATGGCTTCAAGGCTCAAGGAGCAGATGGAGATGTCTGTGAGCCTACTTAGGCAGTTGAAGCTTGCAACCGTTGTCTACTTTGATGAGCAGGAGAATCCTTTAGACTATCAGTATCCATACAATAAGCAGAAACTTGAGCATTGGATGAAGTCCAATGATGTAGAGGGTTTTTTTTTGAATCTGCCGGAGTACGCCTATCTTCCCTCTTTGACAGAATACAGCACGAATTTTCCGACTTATTTGCAGGCAGAAACTCTCCAAAGCCTAAACAACCTGAAGCACATTATTGGACTTCAGTTGTCAGACAGCACAGACAAAGATTTAGCGAAGTCCTTAGAATCGCAAGTGGAGATGCTCAAAGAGCTAAATTCTTGGTCGAAAGGCCAATCTATGAATACTATTTAATCTATTCTACTTGGATTGCTGATCAGAAGTCCAAGAGAAGTCAAAAGTAAGATACTTTTTTTTTATGTGTTTCATTTAAGTTCAAAGAGCCTCCCAAATTGGGGGGCTTTTTATTGTAACTTTGCCACAAATAGAAAGACATGGCAACTATTTCCAATAATGATATTAAG